AAGGTGCATTACTGGAAGGATTTAAGTTTTTAGGCATTGAAATGGAACGAGAGTATTTCGATATTGCTTGTGCCAGATTGGAAACTGTCCAAAAAAATTCACAGCAAAATTTGTTCGCCCATAAACAGATAATAGATAAAGAGGCAGATGGGGTTAAATAAGGCTTTTACGCTCTAAAACGCACCAAGCGTGTTTAAGCGTAAAAGTAAAAAGCCCTGTTGTAAATACCCTAAAGGGTAACAAAGAAATATTAATAAGATCGGTATAAACCGATAAAGGTAGGAAAAGATGGGAGCTACAAGTCGTCGTAAAGGAGCGAATGGAGAACTAGAATTTATTAAGATTTTATCTCAATCGTTCCCTGAGCATGATTTTTCTCGTAATTATGCGCAAGCAGCTAAATCAGGATTTGATGTGATCGGCTTACCCGGTTTCGGTGTTGAAGTGAAACGCTATAAACGTGGTCGTTTATATCAACTGGATTGGTGGGATCAGGTAGTCGATGCTGTTAAGCCTGAGCGGTTACTACCGCTCTTGGCTTACAGATTCGATCGCACAGAGTGGTGCATTTTAGTACCGGCTCAGTGGGTGGTCGGTAACACCGTCGATAGACACGATATCACTTGTCACATGCCGTATGACGATTTCGTTAATGTGTATAAGAAACATCAGGAGCACGAACAAAAAGCTACTCAGGAACTTGAAAAGGACTATCAGGAATTCAAGCAAGATATGTTGGAGGTTAAGGCCTAAGAATGATTCTTTATACCGAACAGCAGTTAGAGACGGTCTACAACATTGATCGTAAAGAACGCATGCGATTAGGTATCCCGTTCACCACGTTAGAGCAATACCGAGGGATTTATGAGGCTATCATTCTGGAGCAATATGTAGAGTTTAATGTGGAGTTTAATGATGAGTAAACGTATATCAAACCTCTCTACCATAGAATCGTACTTCACCAGAAAAACAGCGAACCTCAAACATGCCAGAGGTAAATACAATCCCAAAATGGATTGGATGATTACCTCGGATGATGTACTCAATCTCTGGCATCGGCAAGAAGGTCGTTGTGCGGTTACTAATTTATATATGAATCATCACGGCGACATCAATGATTTAAAGAATGCCAGTATCGATCGGTTAAACAATGAAGAAGGGTACTCGGTGGAGAATATTCGTTTGGTCTGTTCGGCGGTAAATAAGATGCGTGGCTCATTGACTGAGAGTGAGTTTCATTGGTGGGTTAAACAAATAGCAATTGGAGAATTATTATGAGAATTAAAGACAACGTACATCATCCGGATCATTATACGGTTAAACGTCCAGGGGATTCAGAGTGTATTGATTGCATTCGTTCCTCTATGAGTGATGCGGCGTTTGCCGGGTATCTAAAAGGATCGGTTATAAAATACCTGTATCGGTATGAGGATAAGGGTGGCCTAGAATCGTTGCAAAAGGCACACGTCTTTTTAAAGTGGTTGATTGAGTGTGAAGGGCAACAACAGGAGGACAAACATGCAGTGTCCTAAATGTCGTGGTGCATCACAAGTCTTAGAGAGCTCCAAGAAAAACGTGGCAGTTTTTCGTAAGCGTTGTTGTAAGAAATGCTCTCACCGTTGGCAAACGGTAGAGCGTTTCTACATCAAGGAAAAGAAACCCAAGCGAGAGACAACCGCTAAGAATTACACCAATAAGGTGGATAAGTATTATGACGATCTGCATGAGCCGTTAGGCGAGTCTGCGGATCGTTTGGAAGCGTTAGATATTATTCAAAGTTTAGGTACATCCTTGGAGGATTAACATGGCTGGACAAAAGATATTAAGTGCTCAAGTCAGGTACTTGAATGAAGTCGGTGAAGATAAGATATTTGAATTGATTACTGTCGGTAATACATTGAAGCAGATCTATGCCAAATATAACTGTGGCAATCGTGGTTTTTATAAATGGCTCGGTCAAGTGGAAGGACGTAAAGGACGCTACTATGAGGCGCGACGTTTAGCAGCAGACTTTCTGGCAGACGAGATATTGGATATTGCAGATGCCGATATGGATCCTCAGCAAGCGAACCTGGCGAAGCTCAGGATTGATTCGAGGAAGTGGTGGTCGTCTCGTGTTAGCCCGGAGAAGTGGGGCGATAAGAAATCACCGACCTTGCAGATTAATCTCAATGATATGCACTTGGAGGCCTTAAAGAATATCAGTGTCATTGAGCATGAGCCGACGTTGTTGAACGTCGATGAGGATGACGATGCTAATAAAGATTGAGGGATTCAATGAGGCTATCCAAGGTTACATCGTGCGTCATGGTGAAAAGGTTTATGTCTATGATTACGACCAGATGATTGTGATGACGGCTAAAGATAACAACATGAGCCGCGAAGCGGCGAGGTTGTACCTGGAGAAGAATGTACTGGATGTATTTGCGAGTGATGGGGCTCCGGTGTTCAGGTATAAGTTATGAGTAAAGGCTCGACACCAAGACCGAAGGACAAGAAGAAGTATGAAGATGAATGGGATAGGATCTTCGGTAAGAAGAAGCGCAAAGATTGATGTACTTTGTGTTCACTTTAAGGTTACAAAAGAATTGGATATGAGTTTTTACACAGTAAAATATAGAGGCTAAGTGCCTCGGAAGTGAAGATAACCCTGTAAGTTATTGATTATTATAGGTTTATAGTCTAATACACCCTATATATGCTTCATACTATCTTTTATGAATGTAACAACCTATATATTACGACCTTGCGCGAGCCACTGATAGCAAGGGATACAGGGATTCTGGCAGTTATTAACATTTTTAGCCCCCCCTTGCTGCAAAGCCCGGGTGGGGGATATGGACTAGATACTCACAGTAAAATTTTTTTTTATTTATTTGTTTGCTTTGTTACCCTAAAGGTGTACTCTTACATTGTAACAAAAAACTAATAACTACAACTAAGGGGAACACAATGATAGCTAAAATCGACAATTACTATTTTAAGAAAGTAGGCGTTGACCTTCTTATTAAAGAACCTAATCGATCTTGGGAGCCAATTATTCCATTACCATTCTTATACCACCGCAAACGTGCCATCGTTAAACAAGCGATGGTTCTATTGGAGGTGGCGTAATGATATACGGTTACACTCGTACCTCTTATCTCAACAACAGCACAGAGACATCGCTCGACGCACAGCGTCGGCGTTGCTCTGGCTTGGCTATGTCTGAGGACTTAACGATTGATACTTACCTAGAGGATTCAGGCGTCACTGGTGCTATGGAGTTTATGCTTCGTCCGTCCATCAAGGACCTTGAATTCGCCGAAGGCGATACGATCATAGTATCCAGCCTAGATCGCTTTACACGCGACACTAGGCACTGCCTAAACGACATCTACCACCTCAAGCAAATCGGCGTTAAGTTAATCATCAAGGACCTGGGTGATGTATGTAATGACAACAACACCCATGCCAAATTAATCCTTAATATCCTCGCTGTATTCGCTGAAACAGAACGCATGAGGATAGTCGAGCGCCTCGGTAATGCCCGCAAGGAAAAACGCAAGATAGGCGGTTATGCTGGTGGTTTAGTGCCATTCGGGTTCTTTGTTAAAGGTGTCGGTAGAAAAGCCGTGCTACGCGAGCATGAACTACGCGACAAGGCTATAGACATTATGCTTGATCGGCGTGACGAGGGTGCCTCATTCCGTGAGATTGGCGAAGAGATAGAGTATCGCTTTGGTTGGGATTGCAGCTATCAGACAGTACGCCGTCTGGTGCAAAAGGCGGTAGCTTAATGGCTGATATTCCTTGTCGGATTGATGACGGTCCTCAATTCGAGGACGTCATTGAATCCGATGAAATGACTGATGAAGAAGCCGAAAATATCCGGCAATGGCAATGGGAGGCAACGCTTGATGAGGAATGGAAAAATTTAGATGACTAAAAAGCTTGTATCAGAAGCAAGAGGATATGTTGTTAAAACAGTTGCTGAAGCGAAAGTAATCGCATTAGGGTATCTTAGAGCCATAGATGGATTCGATCATGACATGAGTACTTTTGGATTGCCTGAAGTTGACGATCGCTTTCATATATGGCGAGTCCCCGTTAAGGTGAAACGCTCTAAGATAGGTGAAATTGTCATAAATGCTAAAAAAGGTGATATCGATAAATCTAAAAGCACTAAACCATGCCTCTTTATTTCGAAACAAAAAGAAGCCGTCGAAGAAAAAAAATCACCAAAAATGTCACCAAAAACTCCTAAATTATCCTCATTAAAAAATATGGTAATAAAAGGGGACTCTATAGAGGAGCTTAAAAAGCTACCAAAAGAGTCCGTTAATTTAGTGTTCACTTCTCCTCCATATTACAATGCCAAACCTGAATATTCCGAGTATTCAACATATGAAGAATATTTAGAGTTGATGCGCATGGTGATTCGTAGTTGTAGTGAAGTGCTAAGCGAGGGGCGTTTTTTCGTTTTAAACGTTTCAGCGGTTCTTATTCGAAGGGCTTCACGAAGTGAAGCATCTAAACGGATAGCGGTACCCTTTGATTTTCATAGACTCTTTATTGAAGAAGGGTTTGATTTTATTGATGATATTCATTGGGTAAAACCCTCTGGGGCAGGATGGTCTTTTGGTCGAGGGAGGCGGTTTGCAGCCGATAGAAGTCCGCTGCAATATAAAGCAGTTCCCGTGACAGAGTACTTGCTTGTGTATAGAAAGAAAACTGACCGACTAATTGATTGGAATATACGAAAACATCCCGATCAAGCCGCAGTGGCTTCATCTAAAGTTGAAGACGGGTATGAAACAACAAATTTATGGAAAATTAATCCATCAAGATCAAAAGTTCACCCTGCCACATTCCCTTTAGAATTGGCAGAAAAGGTTGTTAGATATTACTCTTTTAAAGACGATGTGGTCCTTGATCCTTTTGCTGGATCTGGGACTACGGCAAGAGCAGCCATTAATTTGAATAGACGCTTTGTTATGGGCGAGTTAGAAGACAAATACGTTGAGCATATGAAATCTTGGATGTCTGTAGAGCCTAATTTTAATGTTGAATCTGTGGATTTTGTAAATACGGAAGAGAGCTTAACAACATAGAAGGAGTAGCTTACTAATGGACGAAAAAGAAAATAAGCATTTAAAACTGGTAAGTAGTATACCTGCAACGGAAAAAGCAACCCTTGTTGTACGTCAGGCGACTTTACTGGGAGCGAGGGTTATCACAATGAGCGGTAATAATTGGGTGTATGAGTTATGTGCCTAAGGAATAACATGCGAAAAGATAAACATTACACCCACTCTGATTGCCTCAAGCAAGATGGCAGCCTAATTAAATTCGTGCATAAGAATTACCTCACCAAATATTTACGCTACTTAAAACAAAGGGAACGACATGTCGGACCAAACCAATCCATTTATTAATTTTTTACAGTCCTACCGTAACAATCCAGTCAACTTCGTTAAGATCGTTTTAAAAGCAAACCCCGATCCGTGGCAAGCAGAATTCCTCCAAGCCGTCGCCAGAGGCGAACGGCGTATATCCATCCGCTCTGGGCATGGTACCGGTAAATCCACCGCTGCATCTTGGGCAATGCTCTGGTTTTTAATTACTCGTTATCCTTGCAAGATCGTCGTGACCGCACCTACTAGTGCCCAGCTATTCGATGCCTTGTTTGCAGAATGTAAACGCTGGATGACTGAGCTACCGCCAGTTATTGCTGATCTTTTAGAGGCTAAAGCCGATCGTATTATGCTGAAAGCATCCCCGACAGAGGCGTTTATCTCTTGCCGTACCTCTCGCGCTGAGACGCCAGAGGCACTGCAAGGGGTGCATTCCGAGAATGTATTATTGGTAGCCGATGAAGCCTCTGGTATTCCTGAGTCTGTGTTTGAGTCTGCTGCCGGATCTATGTCCGGCGTGCATGCCTCAACCATTCTATTAGGCAACCCAACACGTTCCAGTGGTTTCTTTTTTGACACGCATCATCGTATGGCGGATACCTGGTGGACCAGAAAAGTATCCTGTATCGATTCACCCAGGGTATCGGAGGAATATGTAGGTGAGATGAAGATTCGCTATGGTGAGGATTCTAATGCCTACCGGGTACGAGTATTGGGTGAGTTTCCATTAGCCGATGACGATTCCGCGATTCCATTGGAGTTAGTTGAGGCTGCTCAGTCGCGTGATATTAATATTGATAAAGATGTGAATGTGGTCTGGGGCTTAGACGTGGCTCGATTCGGATCAGCAGCGAGTGCGCTCGCCAAACGCCAAGGCAAGGTGATTAAGGCCGTACAGATTTGGCGTGGTTTAGATTTGATGCAATTAACCGGTGCCGTTAAAGCCGAATACGATGCCCTGGAAGAAAAAGATCGCCCGGCAGAAATCCTGATTGATTCAATTGGGGTTGGTGGCGGAGTAGTGGATCGTTTAACTGAATTAGGACTACCCGCTATCGGTATTAACACGGCTGAGTCGCCGTCCATGAAGGGTACCTATTTTAATCTGCGAGCCGAGCTCTGGTTTAAAGTCAAAGCATTTTTAGAGTCCAGAGACTCCAGGCTACCAAAAGACGATAAGCTCTTAGCGGAGTTAGTCAGTCCTCGGTATAAGTTTACGTCCTCTGGCAAGATGCAGATTGAATCTAAAGATCAGATGCGAAAACGTGGACTGCCATCGCCCGATAGGGCGGATGCAGTCTGTCTGTGTTTTGCCGGACAAGCCGCCACTGCACTGCATGGTACACAAACTCGCACCTCATGGAAAACACCCATCAAGCGAAACATCTCAGGCATCGTCTGAAATAGGGCTCACCCTCCGAAGGGAGGGGAGCGAGGTCTAACAAGGGGAAACCAGATATGGGAATCTGGAGTAACTATTTTAGCATAAAAGCATGCTTTTGTTTTTATTGTAAACCAAAAGATGACAAATCTGTTAAAATATAGGTCTGAAAAACTCATATATGGAGAATCAACTTGCCACCACGCTATGCCTATAATGAAGCCGGACGCACCGCCGCCGCCGAAGAGATTGATAAAATTCTCGGTACTAAGCCAGCCAAGCAAGCCATTAAAAAATCTTATAAAAAACCACCACGGAAAAAATAAATGGATTATATTGATGAGCCTCAAGCTGAGGCTGATGCCGAGAACGGTATAACAAATGATGAGTTAGAGCACATTCTGTCTGGCGAAATAGAGGATGCGATAGATTATATTGATAATACGATTAGCCCAGACAGAGCCAGGGCTGAATCGTATTACTTGGGCGACCATTTCGGCAATGAAGAAGAGGGCCGTTCCACAGCGATATCAATGGATGTCAGGGATACCGTACAGGCCATGCTGCCATCATTAATGCGTATCTTTTATGGCGGTGAGAAAGTGGTTGAGTTTTCGCCACGAGAACAAAGTGATGTAGCCATTGCCAAGCAAGCCAATGACTACATTAACTATATCTGTATGACCGACAATACTGATTTTTTTAATACGTTGTACGCAACCTTTAAAGATGCCCTGGTGAAGAAATGTGGTTTTATCAAATACTACTGGGATGATGCCGAGGACGTCCAGACTTATACTTTAACCGGGTTAGACGATGACGCCTTAGCCGTCTTATCAAGCGATAACGATGTTGAGATTCAAATGCAGCCAATGACGGCGGAGAATCTTCACGTTAAAATGGATCCACAAACCGGTCAGCCCATGGCCTCGCATACTGTCAAAGTCACTCGCCGTACACCTAAAGGCAGAGTTAAAATTGAGGCCGTACCGCCAGAAGAAATACTCGTATCACGAAATGCCAGGTCCTTACATGATTCGGACTTGATTGCCCATCGTCGTTATCTCACATTAAGCGAATTGGTTGAAATGGGTTATGACTATAATGAGATAGAGGAACATGCCACCTCTGAGGATAGCTTTGAGTTTAATGTCGAAGCCACGACAAGAAATCCGCTGATGCAGCAAACCAGTATCTCAAAAGACGATCCAACGATGCGTCGTGCGCTCTATGTTGAATCGTATTTTTATGCCGATGTGGATGGTGATAATGTCGCCGAACTAAGAAGGATATGCACCATTGGTGATGCGTATAAGATTTATCGCAACGAGCCATGTGAGACGATTCCTATTTGTTGTTTCCAACCTGACCCAGAGCCACATACCTTTTTTGGTTTAAGCGTGGCTGATGTCGTGATGGACATTCAGAAAATAAAATCATCGGTCTTACGTTCGTCATTAGATTCTTTAGCACTCTCTACTCATCCAAGAGTTGGTATAGTAGAAGGGCAAGCGTCACTTGATGATGTGTTAAACACCGAAGTAGGTGGTGTGATTAGAATGCGCCAACCTGGAGCGGTTGTTCCATTCACGATGCCATTCGTCGGTAAAGACTGTTTCCCGATGCTTGATTATTATGACCAAATTCGTGAGAACCGAACTGGCGTATCTAAAGCAGCAGAAGGATTAGACCCTGGTGCCTTACAAAGCTCAACCAAACAGGCAGTCAACCAGACCATCCAGGCAGCACATCAGCGTATTGAAATGATTGCCCGGATGTTTGCCGAAACCGGCATGAAAGATTTATACCGAGGCGTGTTACGTTTGGTCGTGCAGCATCAAGACCGAGAACGCATGATTCGATTACGCAATGACTTCGTACCAATGGACCCTAGAGTCTGGAACGTCAATATGGATGTCGTGGTCACGGCTGGATTAGGTAAAGGCTCTGAGGAGGAGCGTGCATCGGTCCTCGCTCAGATTGCCGGTAAACAAGAACAAATATTACAAACTCTAGGTCCTGATAATCCTCTCGTTAATATGCAGCAATACTACAATACACTCACACGCATGACTGAGCTATCTGGTCTGAAAGATGTCAATTCCTACTGGTCCGACCCGGCTCAATACCAGCCACCAGAACCAACCGAACCACCCAAGCCAGATGTCAATGAGCAATTAATCCAAGTGCAGATGCAATCTATCCAGGCTGATATACAAAAGAAATCAGCGGAACTGGAATTGGAACGCGAGAAGATGATGCGTACCGATGATCGGATGAGGGATAAAGACGAGGCTGACCAGATTCTTAAAGCTGCCGAGATTGCAGCCAGATACGGCGCCCAAGTAGATACCGCTGAAATACGCGCTCTAGGTGATCGTGATCGAGAAGTGATCCGCAATCGTCCACAGCCAGGTCCAATGGGTGTAGTCAATGGCTGATGAAATCAACTTGGGCTCTCGTGCCCAAGAGATAATGAATGACAATATATGGAAAGAATTAACGGCAGCCGTTCAAGATGAAGTATTTGCTGTATTACTAGAAACAAAAAAACCAGATAAGCGCTATCGACTCAGGTATGAACTCAATGGAGCAGAAAGATTTTTTAGACGGAGGCGAGCCCTA